TAACGATAATACCAGTTTCTGATACTGCATTAGTGCCTACTTTTACTGTTGGTGAAAATTTAGCTTCACCGGTTAGATCTCCGCTGCCGTCTGCGGTTGGGCCTAAATATCTTGAATTAATCGGACGTCCCATTTGTTTCTCCTTGGTTACGTTCTAAGTAATACGCGGCGGGTCACTTCCGCATAAGTCCACTGAATGTGGCACGATTATTGACACTAGTATTTATCAAACTAGCATACTGACCCGTATAGAAAAAAATAGGCCCCGTAGGACCTATTTTAGTTTCTCTATCTCTAAGGAAGATTAGCTAAAGCTAACGTTGCCGTTACTAATAGCTACCTTGCCTAGGTAGTCTGCTGCGTTGCCTAAGCTCGAGGCCGTGTTGCTTAGCTCGACATAGCCGTAGCGTGTCATAAAGCTAACAACAGGTTCGAAAGTGCTTGGATCCAACACAACACCTGAGCTCATTAGCGGGATATATGGGCAATAGAACGCCGCAGCATCCGACTCGCTTGTACCCTTGTAACCAATAAGAACTGGTGCGTTGTCTGCAGAGTATGTGTTAACATACACTTTCATTGCGTTGTTCAAAGTACCAACCATCTTAGTGTTAGTTGGAGCTTCGAAAGTGCCTTCTGTAGTACGAGCAAACGCACTTGTAGTAGCACTCTGTAGAATTGTTAGTGCGAAAGGACTAACAACAGCCCAGTTACCAGCGCCACGACGTGTACGCTGAGCAATCAAGTTGCTAACGCGGTTGATCTGAACAGCTAGTGCAGCGTGCTCGTCACCTACGAATGTAGCAGTACCGCTAACGGCAGCCTGGTCGTAAGTTTCGCTTGCTGTACCTGCTAGACTTTCAAGGCTGCTTAGAACCTCTTGGTCGATTTCAGCAGTGATTTCTTGTGCTAGTGCAGCCATGATCTCTGCTTCAATGTCGATGCCGTGCATTGACTGTGCGTCCTGCGCACCTTCAAAGGTCCAACGAGCGCTTAGCTTGCGTGACTTAGCTTCAACAGTTTGCTTCAAGATCTGGATGCTCATACGGTTACCAGCGTTACCTTCTAGTGAAGATGTTGCAGCTGGAGCCTTGTTGCTTCCTGGCGCACCTGAGTAAGCTTCAGCAATCTTGAATGGGCTTAGAGCCTCTTCACCAGCATTCGCGCCATTGTCGCCATCAGCGTAACGTACACGAAGTGTATGGATCTGACCAACTGGGCCTGTCATTGGCTGAACACCAACTAGCTCGTTAGCAATTACTGTAGGCATTACACGTCTGATAACAGGTAGGATTACACGGTTAAGTGTAGCCACGTTACCAGCAGATGTTGCGCCTGCTGTTGCACTCTCTTGCAAGTGCTTCTTAGTGTTTTCTAGTGTAGCAGCCATTACAGACTTCTTGTTACCGTCAAGGCCTTCAAGAAGAGCTGTCTTGGTATCCTGCCAGCGTGATTCTAATAGTTCTGACATCATTTTCTCCTTAGTTTAATCCAGCTAGACGGCGTAACTCAAGTACATTTGAATCGTCTGCTTTTTGTGTCATATTTTTTGCTTGTTTCTTATCGCCTGTGACTTCTTTACCTTCTGAAAGCACTGCTTTGCGTGGTGCTGGCTTATTGCCATCAATCACGTTAGGTAGGTACTTTTCAAAAGACTGGCGAAGCCTGTTAGTCTGAACACCTTCCAAAAGATCTGTCATAATCTCTTTTTGATCCCTGCTTAGGGGACTTGTAAGTTCTGACATAATCTCTTTTCTGCGTGACGACTCAACTAGTTTCTCATAATCTTTGTTACGAGATTCAGCTAGGTTCTTTGCTTTAGCAGCAAATGCCTTTGCTTCTGAAAGTTGAGCTTCTTTTGCTTTAATGACTTTCATCATCTTAGCAGTTTCACTCTTTTCATTCAAATAGCTGTTTGAGTACTCTGAAGCAAAGGCTTCAAACAACTTGCGACCGAAGTCGTTTCTGCGAGCCTCTTCAATATCTTCTTTCAACTGGCCAATTTCGCCACGTAGGGCTCCGTCAACAGTTTCTGATATTGCTTTAGCACTTCTTTCAATAAAGTCTTTCTTAACCTTACCGAAGTGTGTCTTCGCTTCACGGACTAGGCGTACCTTTGTCTCAGCTAGATCTTTCTTGTCTTCATAGAACTCTGCAATTTCATGTGCAAGAGCGTCAACTACAAATTCTTCCAGCTTAGCAATCTTTGATTCCTGCGCCTTCTTGTCTTCGTGTAGTTCTGCAACTTCTGACTTCAACTGTTCCATAACAAAGCTCTTTAGTGTCTTTGCGTTTTCACGCATTGCTACCGCGTACTTTGCTTTGGCTTCTGCAAGCTGCTTGCGATCTTCTGCAAACTCTTGGATTTCATCAGCTAGTCTTTCGCTCAACATCTGATCAATAGCTTCTACCATTGTCTGCTTGTCGTGCTCATACTTTTGTGCAAACTCTTCACGAAGTTCAGCAGTAACCTGTTGGCGATTTTCTTTGATCTTCGCGTCCCAAGCTTCTTGTAGTTCTGCTTTCACTTCTTCTGATACTGCATTGCTCTCGAAGAGTGATTTTAATGCGTCCAACATATTATTCTCCTCGCTTATCGGAGCCCGCTTATTATATTTAATAAGCTCTCTTTAAGATATTTCTGTGCCTTTGGATCGTGTTTCGCAGCCTCGGCAAGTTCGTATGCTTTCATACCACCTCTTGTGTTCATCATGTGTTCATAGATTGCAGTTGGGTAAGCACCCGGTGCGCTTGGCTGGGCTACACAGTCAACGGTAATAATTTCAAAGTCTGAAACTGAATTACTACCGTCTTCTGATACGTTACCTGAACCCCTAGAAGAGACACCTAGCTTAACGCCTGCTTCAAGCATCGTCTTCACTAGGTTCCCCATTGGTGTCGGTAATATTTTTAATTTACCATAGCCGTTTGGTCCATCCATCCACATCTCTGTGATCATATGGCTTACGCGGTCTAGGTTAATGTTGAGACCTTCTGGATGATCAACTTCTCCGAGAACTGAATATCCTCCTGTGATCTGATCATTGAGAGTTTTGACAGCCCTGCCAATTTCGTTTACAGGATACACACGCTGGTTAGCGTTGCGTACACCGCCTTGAATACAAACACCTTTCATATAAAGATCTTTGCCTTCATTAGCAGACTCAATCACCATGTTCGCTTGATCGAATGTCAAATTCTCTTGTAAAGTTCTCATCTAACGTCCCTATTACTTCTTTTTACTGCCGCCAACTACTGGCTTGGTATAAGCTCCAGATTCGCCTGAACCCTTCTTTTCTGTGCCGTGTCCTTTAGGCTGAGCCTTCATAGACTTGCTTGCTTTACCGCCTGGCTTGTTAACGTTACCAGCGTCTTGGTCTTTAGCGTTTAGATCGCCTAGACCAGCATGGTCGCCGTTACTATACTCGTCGCTTCTTGCGATGTTGTCTGTAGTACCGTCTCCCATTTTGTTTGGACTTGCTACTGTTGACTTAGTGTTAGTGCCGTTATCGCCACCAATCTTTGAGCCTAGGTCGCCGCCCTGAACCTTTTCTACGTATTCACGCATTTCTTCGCCTGATGTCTTTTTCTTAGCATCTTTCTTAGAGTCTTTCTTGTCGTCTTTCTTGTCATCTTTCTTAGCTTCGAATTGGAAACTTTCGTCTTCTTCCTCTTCGTCACCTTCTTCGTCATCGCCGAAGTCGCCTTCTTCGTCGTCGCCCATATCCTGCTGGCCGTCGTCGTCACCTGGCATAAAGCCCATGTCGTCTTCGCCGCCCATCATTTTGTCAAACTCTGCTTTGAGTTCGTCAAGTGCGTCTTCTAGGTCAACTACGCGATCTTCAACGTCGCCTTCTTCGCCTTCGCCGCCCATGTCAAAGTCAACTTCGTCGTCTTCGCCATCTTCTGCGCCAAGGTCGCCGATCATGTCATCAGTAGCGTCGCCGCCCATCATGTCGTCGTCAGCTTCGACTTCAAACTCGTCTAGGTTAAAGTCTTCGTTATAACCTTCTTCGTCATCGTCTTCGTCTTTTTCTTCTTTTACATCATCTTCGTCTTCATCTTCTTCTGAAGCTTCTTCCATTTCTTCGTCTTCGTCGTCGCTTTCTAGAAGTGACTCATAGATGCTGCGTGATTTCTCAACTACAATTTCGTGGAATAGATCTTGTGCGCCGTCGCGGTCCTCATTGATGAGCCGTTCTAGCATTTGTTCGAATTTACTTAAATCTGCCATTTGTGTTCTCCTGTTACAAAATGTACCTATGGTAAGGCTGTCAATTGTATTTAACAAGATTCATTAAAATAGCAGATAAAGGCGCTCAAAACGGCTCGTTTTGAGATATGCACTCGTGCGGTAGGATATTACAGAACTCATCTACGTGGATAGTATTAAAGTTCTCAAAGTTATTTAGCTCCGGCGGGCAGTAATTATCAGGCTGGATAACTCGTGTGTATTGTATTCCCGGGTTGTCTTTTATTACTTGACAAGTCTGTTTTAACCAGTTACCATAGTACGTAGCCTTTGCTTCTGACTGTTTATAGTTTTGGGTATCGGCGAAAATGTTATTAATATTCTTGCCGTTATTAGTTCCTTTATAGTCAAACCCTAAGATGTATATGTGTTTCTTTTGGTGACTGCTTGCTAGGAACATTGCTGAGGGACCTGAACTCCATCCTAGACGAGGTTCTATAAATCTAAAGCCATTATAGTTTCTATTACTTTTTCTGAAGTTAGTCCAGGTTGGATGTTTATGCTGGTAGCCCGATTGAGCTATTTCAGCGACCATTTTAGCATCAACCGCTATTAAATGATCTACAACGTCTGTTCTGTATACTGCATTACAAGCGTAAACAGGTCCGTTTTTTCTTAATTTTTGTATGTCTACTGGGGCTCTACTTGTACCGTTACCTAAAACAAACGCAACTTCTTCCATAGATCATAGTGCCTCTTCTTCCCCAGTGCCGCCATACATTTGTTTAACATGCACAAGATCTTTCTCTTGTTCTTTTTTGTGCAGTTCGCTAGATTTTCTTATTCTGTTGAGCTGACCTAGTGTTAACCTAGTTTTCCGAGTGTCTGATTTCTTAACTGGAGTTTGATCGTGTTGAGGCTCGTAAGAATCGTCTTTCGTCGGTTCGGTAGTTTCAGGGTCAAAGTAGAAAAGTTCACGTAGTATCATAACTGTATTTATATCGAGCCGCCGATATCTCCGTCACCACCGCCGGCTTCGCCGCCGCCTGGTGCTTCGTCTGTAGTTGATAGCGGAGGTTCACCGTCACCGCCGAAATCGCCACCAGTGTCATCAACTTCGTCCTCAAGACCATCAAGGTCGCCTTCCAGGCCACCGCCTGTAACGCCGCCACCTTGTAGCTCGTCAGCAGCATCGCCTGCACCAGTGTCTAGCTCGTCTTCGTTCTCTTCTCTCCACAGGCGCTCGTTTTCTGCAACTTCTTCTTCGGTTAGGCCTAGGAAACGCTTGAGTGCAAAGCGATTTGATATAAACGGAATAGCTGACATCTGCGTAAACGTAGGAATACGAGCATTGTCAATTTCACTTTGACGATAAGCAGCAAAGTTCTGTGGTGGTTGGAACTTTAGATCAAACATCGACGTATCAATGTTTACACCTTTTTCCAGCAAGTAACGCTTGAACTCTTGGTCAAAACCTTCTATCAGCAGCCCTTGTAGACGCTCACAGTAGGTGTTAAAGCGGAGTTCCTGTATGTAGGCAGTGCCTACTCGGCCATCATTGTATTGGCTGCTTGAATCTTCAGCACCTGTTGGCAGGTATGAGCTAGGAATGCGCAATGCTCTAACCATCTTGTTAGTAAAGTAACGAAGGTCGTCAATTTCGCCAAGGTTAGTACCGCCCGGTAGTGTTTCAACTTTAGACCCACGACCTTCTGCTGTTTGCGGGAAGAAGTAGTCTTCGTTGATCGAAAGAGGGTTATATGAACTGTCTATAACATTTTGTCCGCCCCCTGTCTGACTTGGAATGCGTCTTTGGTGTATTTCAGTTTTTACTCGCTCAACAAATTGCATCGCAAGGTGGCTTGGCATATTACCAACATCAACGTAAAATACACGACGCTCTGGTGCACGTTGCACACGATAGATAATAATCGCATCCTCAAGCAACTCTTTCTGCTTGTAGACTTTGAATATAGTTTCTAACAGGCTGTTACCAAATGGATAGTTGACATCTAGTCCTTCGCTCATTGACAAGTGAACTACGTTTTCAGCAGAAACAGCAATTTCTGTTTGGTCTAACGAGAATCTAGTACCTGCTATGCCGCCTGCTGTATTCTGTCCAGACAGGTAGCCCTGCGAGCTTCCGCCCTTATTATAAGAAGTAGCGTGATCGCCTACGTGACCTTCTTGTGGGTAAGGAGCAGTTGCTACCAACTCACCAAAGTTTAGATTGAAGTCTTTAACGATATACTGTTCAGGTGTTTTACCTTCACTTTCGTTAACAATAATTTTTGTTAGGTTACTTGGGTCAACATGGAATAGCTTTTTAGTTTCTGGATCACGTACAAAGATTTGATCACCGTACTTAAACGTGTTTCGAATAATACGAAACATTCTTGTGTCAAGTTTGTTTAGCTTATACCATTGCTGTAGATACTTTTGAAGAACAGTGGTTTCGGTTGTGCTAGCGTTTTGTTTAAAGTTGATAATAAAGCTAGTGCCGTTTTGACTGTCTTTCTGTGTACAAAACTCTGCAAGAATATCAAGAGCAGCATTTACTTCGCTGTCTTGATCCATAGTATTGTACTGGTTATATCTTTCGATACGGTTCGGGGACCCTGTGTACACATCTGGAAGATGTGAAGTATAATTTCTTGTGGCTGGTCCTGGCATTGAGCCACTTTGTCCACCGAGCGGCGAGAAACTGCCTGTGCTGTTGTTCCCAGTCGGAACCGGTGTAAAATGTTTTTTCCAGCTCATGTTATTGTGAATCCCTTATTTCGTTTATTGATCTGAGTGTACGCTTGTTTAGGTTTTTTATCTCTTCCAAAACTCTTATCAAGTCAGTTGTATTTACGTCGTTTTCTTTCTTCGACTTGTCCATTTGGCCTAACAAGTCGCCTGCGTTGTAGTCTGAGCCGCCTGAACTTCCGCCACGAGACCTACCTCGGCCAAAGCCTCCGCCACTGTCTCCTTTAAGTTCTTTGTTCAAATCTGCTATTGCTTCAGTTAGTTCTTCTATAGCTTCTGCATAGTCAATTACGTTATCAACGTCGAGATTCTTTAATCCCATAGTACCGTTATTGTCTGATCCCATGCTGCTGAATACAGCCTGGAAGTCTTTAACTGACTGCAAGTTACGTTTAAGATTTTGATGATTGATATTCTCATCTGCAAAGTCTTGTAATTTTTCTAATGGAGAATCACTAAACCATCCTGAGATACTGCTTGCAATTGATCCTACAGCACTCATAGCACTGCCTGCACCAACAGCGGTCATTGCTTCGGCGTAAGTTTTAAATGCTCGTGCATTTAATTCAATCTGGTTAACTTGCTGTTCGGTTATCTTGTGTTCTGAGAATTCTTTTAATTTTTCTACTGGAGATTGGCCGCCGGTGAGGATGTTTAACCCTTCCCCGATATTTCCAATAAACGATCCGAACCCTGCTACAGCTGACCCAACTCCAAATGCTGCTAATGCACCAGACATTACTAGAAGGCCTTTGCCCACGTC